ACCACTTCAGCAAATTTCACATTTTGCGTTATACAAATTGTGTAAACGTTGCCATAAGTGAGCATCATTATACGAATGGTTAATGGAATAATCATTTTGTTTTTCTTAACCAATATTTATTAATACTATGTAATCCTAATTCTTTGTTGAGTCTTATGTTTTCTTTTGTTCTCATTTGTTTAGGTGTTACTACCCAAATATCTCCATTGCCTGAAGTTTGATTTTGAGTTTTTAAATACTCTGAAATATCTTTAAACGCTATTCTATAAGGTGTATATTCTCCAATTAAATTACTCATAATTTATATCTTAAATAATCTTTTATTCTCCATAGCCTTACAATATTCAATATCGGTAACAGTAAATTCAATAGGTACTCCCTCAGTATTAAATTGTCTATACAAATAATAATCCTCTTTAATCCCGCTCTGAAACGTTACGCCGAATCCATAGCATCTAAACTTCTTACCGCTTAAATTCTCAACAGTATCGTTCAATACTGGTTTAAATGATAATCGTTGGTTTTCAAATAATGTTAGCATAATTCAATTCATTTCCTGTTAATATAAAACAAAGATTTTGCAGTTCGTGTAAATACTTAAATGAAGATACCCTCCTATAATTTTGATAAATCCAAAATGTATCAAATTCGTATCTTATTTCAAGATATTCAAACTCTATTTTTTTAAACCACTCTTCATTAAAATCAATAGGTAAGATAAATTCAAATACATCTTCAATTTGAATAACTGGATTAATAACAAAAGGAAATATAGGCTCAGTCATTATACCTTCTTTAGTTATACAAGTAACTTCCCTATTTTGACCGTTTAAATCAGTAAGTAAATTACCTATTCTGAACTCATTTGATTTTAACATAAATTATCTTTTAAGTGTTTGTTTTCTGTTTCTAATTTATCTAATTCCTTTTCCAAAACTAATACTTTGTTTTTGAAATCAAAGTACATACTCATATACTTAGACTCTTTTTTTATTAACTGTTCTATTGTTAATTGGCTATCGTTAAGTAAATCAATTAACTTATAGGCAAACTCTTTACGCTCTTCGCTTATGCCTTCTTTTTCAGTTGACGAATAAAGGTAAGTAGCCATTGCTAATATACGAGCCTTTAATTTTAGTGTGTTAATCTCTTCCATTAAAAAGGGTTTTCATTAATTACTGAATCAAAGCCTACGCTCATCGGCATCTGAGGCGCAATTTTATTGGTAGGTTTATCTAACATATATTTTCTTACTCCATTCACTTCCTCAAAATATCTATTCTTTTTCCAATCCCAGTTAATTACAGCGTGTCCTAACCTGCCGCTACCTTTCGGCTTAGCCTTTTGATTATAAACGATAGTTTTATTTTTACCGTATGGTTGCCCTGTTTCATCGCATAACCACTCAGGAGGTACGTAAACAAGTAACATTGTCATAGCCCTTCTACTCACTACCTGACCTCCTGCCCATTCAGTTTTTAATGCGCCACGCACATACCATTGACCAGTATTATCGTCTTTCATTGGTTTAATATCGCTCACGTGAAACACTACTATATCTAATCGGTTTGACTTCTCAGAAACCTTACGGATATATTTTAAATCCTCTTCGAGCCAAATGTGAGTACCGCCATGATTACCCGACTCATTACGTACATCGTTGAAGGGATCAAGTATAGTACCTTCAAACTTTATCCCCAGTTCCTTCTCTGCCTTATCCACCTCTTCGTAAAATGATTTAACGGTCAGGTCATCTATTTGCAGAAATACAAAATGATGTTCTATAAATTGATGAGCCTCTATTAAATCCGATTCACTCATAGCAAATTGACCTAAGTAAGGTTTACCAATATACTTCTGACAAATCTCAGCTATTGATATTTCGGTTAATCCTGCTTCACCTAAGTAAACCGCAAACTTAAAGTTATGAAGTTTGGCACAAGATACCGCTAATTCTAATGTGAACTCAGATTTACCTTGATGCACAGCACCACCAATGAATAAAGGATAACCACGCACTATACGATAGATTTCATCTAGGGTAGAAAGACCAGTTGAAAGGGTTTTAAAATATTCCCCTTTTTCTCTAAATCTATTTAGTTGCTTTTGTTTATCCTTTATCGTTACTATCATTTTGTTTAGTCGTTAAATAAAAGTGACTGTTTACTATTTTCTCTGAATCTTATTTCAGCTTCTTTTAAATTTAGAATAGCCTGTTTATAATAACTATCTTTTAATTCAATACCTATTGCTTTTCTGCCCATAGATACAGGACTAAAAACCTCACTACCCACTCCCATAAATGGAGTTAAAACAACTTCATTAGGATTTGAATATAATTCTACAATCCTATCAATTACATCTAATTGTAATGGGTGTACGTGCTTTTCGTCATCCTCTTCTTTTGAATCTCTGAATGGTAAAACATTATCAATCCTAATGTCATCCCAAACACTAGAGGCGTATCGTTGCCAAATATAATGATTAAGTTTTGTTATTTTACCTTCTTCGTTTATATTATTTAAATGCTCCCATAATTCTACCTCGTTAAGATTAGAATTATTAGCGTTATTCCATGCTCTTAAAATATTAGGTAAAATAGGTATTTCACCTGCATAATGATTAATTCCGAACTTATGGGTTACTGGTACTTGGTTTTCACCTTTCTTAGTAAATATTAAAACATAATCAGGCATAGCTGTAAAACATTTTGTAGAATCTTCTACTATAAATTTATGCATTAAAGATTGTACCATTGTTCTCATTCTAACCTTTAAAGGCTCTTTCCAAATAGTAATACGGTTACGATATTCAAATCCGTACTTCTCATGTAGTTTAATTACTTCGTGAGGGAAATCCCATAATCGACAAGTATTGTCAAATACATCAGTAACATGAACAGCACTAATACGACCTTTCTTTGTTACCCTTGCAACTTCTTTTATTAGAAATTCATATTGCTGTAAAAATTGTTCTTTGTTTTCACAATTACTAAAGTCATTTTCTGAGCTTGAATAATTATAAAGACCTGCAAACGGTGGGGAGTACACCGATAAATCAATACTTTCATTTTCTAAAGTAGGTAACACTAACATACAATCTGAATTGTATATTGCATACTTATCCGTTACTACTTGATCTTTTACTTTGTTTTCCATTTTGTTTTGTTTTAGGTTATATGAAACTTGGTTTAATTATTTCTTTGTTAAATTCTTTTGTTTTGTGAATGAACTGGCTATTTACATTCTTAGTTAGGTTTTCATGAAGCTCGATAGCCTTTTGTGTTTTCTGTTGTAGTGCCTCTAATACTCTCGTTTGACCATCCGATACTACTAAGTCTATTGTTACGTCATTCTTTTGTCCGAACCTCCAAAACCTTCTTATAGCTTGGTAGTATTGCTCGTATGACCAAGTAGGGAAAAATACAGAATGATTACAGTGTTGCCAGTTCAAACCGAATGAAGTCATTTTAGCTTTCGTAATAATTCTTTTTATTTCACCTTTTGAAAATGCTAGTAGTATTTCCTCTTTACGTTCTATTGATTGGCTACCGATAATTTCAACAGCATCCTTATCGGAATGTTTTAAAATACTACTTTCGTTGTTAGTGTTACACCAGTAAACGCTAGTTTTATCTTTTGCTAATTCAATAGCCTTTTCGCATCTTTTATCTTCTGTTTGTTTTTGCTCATGTCTAACCTCTGTCATAGATTTGGCAATAGGAGTAAACATTTGAATCTGACCATTAACATCAATTAGACTTTGATTTTCTACGGTATGCTTATTTAATATCAATTTAGGTAAGGCATATCTATCATTTGAAAACCCTAAGTCAGATGGCATCTTAACCATTATCGACCATTGATTAACCCATGCAAAGAAATCTTTTTCAGCGTGAGGCTTTAAATAAAACTTTTCGCCAATATTTCTATTAGTACTATCTACGCTATTTTGATTGTTCTTAAAAAACTTTGTTAACATATCCATATAACCCATGTACCCTAAAGCCTCTGAACTTGTTCCTAGTTCTATAAAGTCATTCGGACTAGGCGTAGCTGTGGATAAATAACGATAAGGTATTTTCTTAACAAATGATGTTACCTGTGATTTAATAGCGCCATCAAAGTTTTTAAGTATTGAACTTTCATCTAAGATAACACCTACAAAATCATTCTCATTAAAATAG